TTTTGTTCGGTTTACCTGTGTTATAATAGTATCATCGAAATAGAACAAACCTCGGTACGCTAAAAGGTACCGGGGTTTTTCTTTTGCAACGAGGAGGTGAAACACAATGCCAAAGAAACCAAAGCGACCGTGTTCACACCCCGGCTGTCCCAAACTTACGGACGGAAGGTTCTGTGAGGAACACCAACGGCAAGAGAACCAACGCTACGAGAAATACATCCGTGACCCTGCAACCAAGAGTAGGTACGGCAGAGCTTGGAAAAGAATCCGTGACAGACACGCAGCACAGCATCCGCTTTGTGAGATGTGTCTTAAGAACGGAAAGGTTACTCCGACCGAAGAGGTTCATCACATCGTTCCTCTCTCCCGTGGTGGTACACACGCATCCGACAACCTTATGTCGCTTTGTAAGTCGTGTCACTCAGAGATAACAGCTCGTGATGGTGACAGATGGGGTAAGCGGTCATAGATGATAAAAATAATAAAATTTATATTTATTTTTTCATCCCGGTAGGGGTATCAAAATCTCTGCGACCATCTCGCTGAGGAACGGGCGCCCCCCTTCGTGTGCAAATTTCGGAAATCAAACGGGGTATTAACCCGGCATTAAAAAGCGAGGTGATTTTGCAGTGGCAAAAGACGGTACGAACCGAGGCGGTCAGCGTGTCGGTGCAGGCAGAAAGCCAAAAGCACTCACCGACAAAATTGCAAGCGGCAAAACAAAAACCGCAAGTGTAATAACTCTGCCTGAACCCGTCAGCTTTGAAGGTGTTGATGTACCGCCAATTAAAGAATACCTAAAGGCTGAACAGAAAAATGGAAAAGACTTGTGTGCGGAAGCTGTATATAGGGATACATGGATGTGGCTTCGAGAACGAGGTTGTGAGCAGCTTGTTAACACACAGCTCATTGAGCAATATGCAATGAGTGTGTCGAGATGGATTCAATGTGAGGAATGTATTTCTGAATACGGATTCCTTGCAAAGCATCCTACAACGGGTAATGCTATAGCATCTCCGTATGTGGCGATGAGCCAAACCTATATGAAGCAAGTCAATCAAACTTGGTATCAGATTTACCAAGTAGTAAAAGAAAACTGTTCTACGGAATATGGTGGTTCAAATCCGCAGGACGATTTAATGGAGCGTTTATTGAATGCTCGGAAAGGACGATGATTTATGTTTGAAAAAGTGAATCCCTCTCACCCCGATAAGGTGGCAGACAGAATTGCAGGAGCAATTGTTGATTTAGCATACAATGCTCAAAAAGACCCAAAGGTTGCAGTTGAGGTGTTAATTGGACATGGTGTTTGCCATGCGATTATCGAAACCTCTGCTCCAATCGACAAAACTGATGTTGCAAAAGCCATAAACCGTATAGGCGGTGCAAACCTTATGTGCAACATTGCAATCACTCCGCAGGATGAGCATCTTGCTCGTAATCAGGATGGAATCATCCGTTGCGGTGATAATGGAATTTTTAAAGGAACACCCGTTACTTATGAACAGCAGACACTTGCAAACATTGCAAAAGGTATATATGAACAGTTTCCTTTTGATGGCAAGTACATCAAAGACGGAAGCCGTCTTATTATTTGCCAGAGCAATGCGAGTTCTGATGTATTGCGTTCTTTATTCCCAAATGCGGAAATCAACCCTATTGGAGACTGGACTGGTGGTACAGATGTAGACACCGGGGCCACGAACCGAAAGCTCGGTAGCGATATGGCTGACAGTGTAACAGGCGGTGGTCTGCATGGTAAAGACTTATCCAAAGCAGATGTAAGTGTAAATATTTATGCATGGCTTGAAGCACAGAGAACCGGGCAGCCGATTGAACTTTGCTGTGCAATCGGTGATGAAACCGTTAATGGTATTCCTTACAATGAAATTGTGGAAACAGCAAGAGAGTTCATCCGCTCCGTTGGTGGTTTTGAAGCTTTCGCTGAGTGGGGTCTGGTATGTTAATTGAAAAAATAAAAGTATCCGAGCTTATGCCTGCGGACTACAACCCCCGTAAAGATTTGAAACCCGGTGATGCTGAATATGAAAAGCTGAAACGCTCCCTTGAGGAGTTCGGATATGTTGAACCCGTTATTTGGAATAAGACAACTGGCAATGTGGTCGGAGGTCACCAGAGGCTCAAAGTCTTAATGGCTATGGGAATGACTGAAATTGAATGTGTAGTTGTAGAACTTTCAGAAGAAAAAGAAAAAGCACTCAATGTAGCTCTTAACAAAATCAGCGGTGATTGGGACAAGGATAAACTTGCTCTTTTGATAGCTGACCTTCAAGGTTCGGATTTCGATGTTTCACTTACTGGTTTTGAACCTGCTGAAATTGATGACCTCTTCAAAGACACACTTAAAGATGGAATCAAAGATGATGGCTTCGATGTTGAAGCCGAACTGAAAAAACCAGTAAAAACAAAACCCGGTGATGTGTGGCTACTTGGCAGACACAAGCTCGTGTGCGGTGATAGCACAAAGGCTGAAACCTTCGCTTTGCTGATGGGTGAAGAAAAGGCAAATCTTGTTATTACAGACCCTCCGTACAATGTAAATTATGAAGGGTCAGCCGGGAAAATCAAAAATGATAACATGGCTGATGACAAATTCTATCATTTTCTGCTTGATGCGTTTATTAATACAGAAAACGCAATGGCAGATGATGCGAGTATTTATGTGTTCCATGCAGACACCGAAGGATTGAATTTCAGAAAAGCATTTAATGATGCTGGATTTTATCTTTCCGGCACTTGTATTTGGAAGAAACAGTCCCTTGTTCTCGGTCGTTCACCTTACCAATGGCAGCACGAGCCTGTGTTGTTCGGTTGGAAAAAGAAAGGTAAACACCAGTGGTACACTGGCAGAAAAGAATCGACCATTTGGGAATTCGACAAACCGAAAAAGAATGGTGACCATCCTACAATGAAGCCGATACCGCTTCTTGCTTACCCAATAATGAATTCAAGTATGACAAACGCAATTGTTCTTGACCCATTTGGTGGCAGTGGTTCAACACTCATTACTTGTGAGCAGTCAAATCGTATCTGCCGAACAATTGAGCTTGATGAAAAGTTCTGTGATGTTATAGTAAGCCGTTTCATTGAGCAGGTCGGTTCATCCGAAAAAGTACAGCTCATCCGTGATGGCGTTACCATTCCTTACTCCGAAGTTGAGGATGAAGAAACTATTCCGCAGTTTTAGGAGGTAAGCCATGCAAGAAAATAAAAAAATGACTCTCGGCAGTCTGTTTGACGGCTCCGGCGGTTTCCCTCTTGGTGGGTTACTTGCCGGGGTCGTTCCTGTATGGGCATCGGAGATTGAACCGTTCCCTATACGGGTAACAACAAAACGGCTGCCGTTTATGAAACACTATGGTGATGTTTCAAAGATGGATGGTGCAAAGATTGAGCCAGTTGATATTATTACATTTGGTTCACCTTGCACCGACCTTTCGGTTGCAGGCAAAAGAGCCGGACTGGAAGGTGAACAATCCAGTCTGTTCTTTGAAGCAATAAGAATTGTAAAAGAAATGAGGTGTGCAACCAATGGAAAATACCCACGATACATCGTCTGGGAAAATGTCCCCGGTGCTTTCTCCTCCAATCAAGGAAGGGACTTCAAGGCAGTCCTCGAAGCCATCATCGGCATCACAGGACAGACAGCCGAGGTGCCTATGCCTCCAAAAGACAAATGGGCATACTCCGACATCCTCTTGGGTGACGGATGGAGCATTGCATACAGAACTCTTGATGCTCAACATTGGGGAGTGCCCCAACGCAGGCGTAGAATCTTCCTTGTCGCAGATTTTGCAAGTGGGAGTGCCGGAAAAATATTATTTGAGTCAGAAGGCTTGTCAGGGTATTCTGCGGAGAGCTTCGGAGCGTGGCAAAGAGCTACCCGGTGTTCTGAAAGTTGCTTTGATGAGACAAGCGAATGCGTAAACATTGAAAACCATCCGTGCGACAGCCGTGTCCGTCTTAATGACGATGGTGTGGTACAAACCTTAAGTTCTCGAATGGGGACTGGCGGTGGAAATGTACCGCTGATAATGAACCCTCCTATAGCTTATGGTATCAGCTCGGCTGACAGCAATGCGATGAAATCGGATAATCCGCACAGTGGAATATATGAAGCAAAGACATCTCGCACAATTGACAAAAGCGGTACACCGCCTACTTGCAATCAAGGAGGCATTGCTATAGTTGATGTGCCGGATGTGTATGCCATAACTACTGGTTATTATATGCAAGTCGAAAAAGGAAAAGCTCCTACACTTCTCTCAAGAGATTATAAAGATGCTGCGTGTGTTTCTGAACCATGCTATGGCATAGACCGGGCAGCATTCAATCAAGGCAAGAATGCTTTATATAAGCCTTCTATTGAAGAGGAGCTTTCACCGACTCTTGTTGCTAAAGGCCCCGGTGCATTAGCACAGCCAGTTTCATTCTATCCACAGATGAAAGCTGAATGCCAATCACCCCTTGAGGATATTTCAAATACACTTGTTAACGGAACGAACCCCGGTTACCAAAATGGTGTGGTTGAGACAAGTTATATGGTTCGGAGATTAACACCAACCGAGTGTGCGAGACTGCAAGGTTTCCCAGATTGGTGGTGTTCCTCTCTTGAGACCAGCGAACCAACAACCGAGGATTTAAGATTCTGGTATGATGTGTTTGAAACATATCGCAAGGTTACGGACCCAAGCAAGAAGCCAAAAACCCTCAAGCAGATTATTCGATGGCTCAAGGCCCCTTACTCCGATGCCTCGGAATATAAAATGTGGGGCAACGGTGTCGCTTTGCCGTGCGTATACTTTGTACTTTCAGGCATTGTGTGGAGTACACAAATTGAGCTTTGATTCTTCTACATAATTAGTGTCGTAATTGACTTGATATATCAGGGGTTTAGAGGTAATATGTGACTACCAAAATTGAAGGAGGTCATTTTATGACAGTTAAGTACAATGTAACAGGCAGCAAAAGAAAAGAACTTGTTCAAACAATCGCAAATTGGATGGGCTACGAAGCAAAGTACAAGGGAGCACCGACCTTTGCTTATGAGGTTGGTTACCTGACCATCGACAAGAACGGAACTTTATGTTTCGATGACAATGCCGACAGCGAGGTTATTGAAAGATTGCTTGAAATGCTCCACGACAACAACTTTGAAGCAGAGGGATTGCCGGAAGCTGACGAGCCAGCAGAACCTTCCGACCAAAGCGAATCGACAGGCTTGTGTGTTTCAATGCCGAGAAGCCTTTTCACAGAAACGGCAATGGCAAACCTTAAGAGCATCGTTGCAGCAAAGGCTAACCTTTTAAAGAAAGCCTTTAAAACAGACGAACTGTCAATTCTTGAAGAAGATGAAAAGGTTTGCTTCCCTTGGTTCAGCGGAGAATCGCCGGACGAGGTTAAGGCTTACGACCATTTCATATGTAAGCTCTGCGAAATGGCACGGACCCAAAAGCGAGTAACTGCAACAGAAAAGCAGGTGGACAATGAAAAGTATGCTTTCCGCTGTTTCCTTTTAAGGCTCGGATTCATTGGTAAGGAATATAAGGAAATCCGAAAGGTGCTCCTTCGCAACCTTGAAGGAAGCTCCGCTTTCAAAAGCGGAAACCGAACAGAAACGGAGGCTGAATAAAATGAAATTCCCAAGCAAAGAAGTAGTCGAAAGACTCCGCACCCAATACCCTGAAGGAACACGAGTTGAATTGGTGCATATGAATGACTCGTATGCACCGCCCATCGGCACAAAAGGGACAGTGAAAGGTGTCGATGATGCCGGTTCAATTATGGTTCGGTGGGATAATGGTTCAGGCTTGAGTGTTGTTTATGGTGAAGACCAGTGCAGAAAACTTGCGACAGTAAAAACCATATGCTACGGAACTGAAAAAGTATGGGACAGCAGAAAAGAAGCAATGGAGTTTTTCATTGAAGCTTCCAAGAACTCTGCAGGCAGCGAATTTGAAAGGTACGCCAAAATATACCTTGAGCTTATGTCTGGGAACGAAATATGCACGGACTTACAAGACCAACACATCTGCAAATACTGCGGTGAAATTGCGGATGGAACTGAAGAAGATTTGCTATGCAAAAAGTGCCGTGAACTCTTCGGACACGCATTGTTCAGCGAGCTGTAATATACACAATTTAACCCTTAAATCTTTGTGTAGTATATGCCGAAAAACATCTGGATATTATGTGTTTTTAGAGGTAATATGTTACTACCGAAAGGGACAAAACAAAGATTTATGGAGGGCTTGGTAATGAGCGAAAAAACAACACTTTTTGTAGAAGAAATGAAGAAACAGACCATTGGGGTCGAGGTTGAGATGAACAACATCACAAGAAGCGCAGCAGCCAAATTAGCCGCTGATTTCTTTGGTACCAACCGCTACAGCAATACCGCAAGCCGCAATGGTTACTATACTTGGAGCGCATGGGATGCCCAGGGTCGAGAATGGAAATTCCAGAGAGACGTCAGTATCCAAGGCCC